TTGCCTCTGGATAAGAAGAGCATCAGGATCTAAATTCCCTTCACTATTATTTTGATTAAATAAATTTAAAATAGACTTTAAAGCTCTGACATTTGTGTTGTCATGTCTTGCGGCACTTAAACCTCCCCCACTGCCAGAAAAACCGTTTGCTACTCTTCCTATATCCCAATAGGTATTATGCCAAAGCCTTTTGCCACTACTCACATAACCCATACTGTCACCACCGAATCCGATGTAGAATTTAACGGTTTGACTAGTTGTCCCTGCGGGAAATCCATCATCTCTATGGTAAGTAGCACAATCTGCCCAACCAACCCTATCAATATCACCATATGGTTCAGTTGAGCTTCTAAAGACAGCGTTATCGTCACTATTAAATTCAGACCTTACATTTCCGTTCTTCCAAAAGAAAAATCTTTTTTGTTCGCTTCCCCCCGTTTTTTTCAAATATGCTCGGTAATATACACCCCTGAGATTTTTATTTCTCGGATGTCTATCTTGACATTTGTCAATTGAATTTCTCTCCCTCAACATTATCATGTTGACATGTGGAGAAGTTACAACTTCCCCGTCCAGAATTGGCCCACTGACTCCATCTTTCTCAAGAGCGGTAATCCTTCCTGCTGACGACCTATCTTTCTGTTGATTGACGGCTTTAAAAAACAGTTGGCAGTTTTTTATTCCAGATCCCACTACTTCAGACAATCTACTGGGCTGAACCTCTACCGTTTCCGCTATAACATTAGCGTCAAAATTAGTTTCACTACCGACCTTGGGACAGCGTTTATTTTTCTGCGGAGTAACAGCTACAGGGGTATCGTCTAAATATATTCCTTGTAGTATATCGAGACCATCAACAACCTCTCCAAATCGGTTTACGATCCCCTCGATTGGTCCATCGCTAATTAAATCAAGGATCTCTGAGTAACTAAAGGAAGCTCCATACTGTAACTCTCCCATAACGGGAGGCTTATAAACTGGAGGTTTAGGCTCATTTCGCCTTTTACCTCCTCCAGCAATCTGCATCTTTTTTAAAATATGACTCATGAATCTTTCTGGTCTGATGCCTTACTTGTTTGCATTATGGGGGCAAATCTACCATAACGAGAATTAGAACCTGCTCTTGCAGCTTCACCCACTAACGCATCTCTTTGCAATTGATGTTGTGGGTAAGATTTGATTGTTGCTTGAATAACTTGAGATCCGACCTTAAGCCTTCCAAACCCCACAGGTAGAGGGGCTCCCTGACTAGCTACATTAGCTACGTTTGAAAAAATTAAAGACTCTCTCCCAGCGTCAGCAGTCAATTCTAGAGCCTCGGGTTCTGGAGGTTTTGGGGCTAAAGCAAAAGAAATAGCCGCAAACAACAAAGCTTTACCGATGTTCAAAAAGATCGCTCCTAAAGATATAGGTCCGTTACCTGTTATAGCTGGAACCAAATCAATTCTTTCGGGGTTTTTGAGTGAATCAATCTGGTATTCGTGAGTGATTCTAGTTTTATTGATTATTAAATCATAAGGCAAACCCTCTTTGTGAAGTTCAATTAACCTTCTAATAAAACCTTTTTTATTACAGTCAATAGCATGAAGGGTATTTTTTGGGTTTGTAATAGCCAAAGTAAAAGTATCTCCATACTCTTGAGCTAAAATTCCATGTAGTCTTACTAAAGTCATATTACTTCCTTCACCCTTTCTAATATATTTACATCTCCTTCTACATTTTTGGGTGTATAAATATTTATTTTTTTTGTGTTTAGGCTGTAAATTAAAAATGCCTGACAACAGGTCTCAGCCATTTTTACGTCAAATTCAGATTCCTTCTCATCTCCCAAGACATGACTATGGAAAACAGCAACCATGTCATAGTCATCTTTAAAAAGTAGATAGTTCAAAGGGTTTATCAAGAAATGTGATTCTGGCTCTGGAGAGATATTTTTCTCCTCCTGCACTAAATATTCATTTGATTCATGGTCATAACCCAAAAACCCGCAAAGCTCCCTTCTAAAAGAAGATTTACAAATATTTATTATAGAGGATAAAGCCTCCTCTACATCCTTAAATCGAAGTGTTTCTTCCATAGCTAAATCCATCAGTTCCTGGGAATCCACCAAACCGTGGATTGTTAGGTGTAGGGTTGGGTATTCTTGTTGGATTACCTTCGTAATAACCTCGGTTAAAACCTGAGAAACTACCGCTTCCTGTCAGATGATAACCTCCAGTGTGAATATCAAGTAATCCATTGCCGATACTTGAATCTCCTGTTGTGCCATCCCACCAAGCAATCAAGCTATCATGACCATAAAGCAAAGGAGGACTCCCCGCAGGGAGACCATCTCCTGTTCCACCTGTAAGTGTTGACATCAATCCCGTGCATTCCGCATATGTTCTGGGGACTATATTAACAGTGTTTATGTTAAGATCGTTAGATACTGGAACAACTCTCAAAAAATCAATTTCCTCTTGGGACAAAACTCTGTTCCAGAGAGCCCACGTAGCAATATGACCATTTATACATGAAACAGTGGCTCTATCTTGGTGCTCGTAAGACTGTGAGTCGTAACCGTAATACTCAACCCCCCCAATCATAAATGCATTAGGCAGAGGTCCATACGGTGGCCCATCAGGGTCAAGAGATGCTGACCATCCTGCCGCCGCAGCTTTTCTTTCTGCAAGGCTCCCGAAATTACCAAGAAAGCGACGATTTAAAATATCTGCACCTCTCACTTCATTGTCCCCTCCTCTGGGGCGGCTGGGTTCTCCCTGTTGTTCTCCATTAACATAAAAATTAATTTGTGTTACTGCATTTTCTCCTTCTCCATTGATAATTTCTTGTTGGCTAGCAGTTAACCCATTTTCTAATCCTCTACCATGCGTTATAACATATTGATTCCATACCTCAAACTCATCTTCCGTTAGTGTTTGTAAAGCAGCTAAACCTTGGCGCTGATATATATTATGTCTACTACTATTGGTGGTTGGACTAATTCTATAACCAAGGTATTCTGCTTGTATTCCACGATTCATGCCTATGCCCATATTAACGTATCTTGATGATGGCCATACTCCGACATCTGCTTGTTTGGAGCTAGAAAAAATACCTGCTCGGCTAGGACTTGTAGATCTAACATTAGCAAACCCCATTAAAGTAAAGTCACCAGTAAGCTTTCCAGTTAATTCATTTGAGTGGAAGAATCCTGTATTTGTAGCATATCTAAGTGGAGCCGCTGAAGGTCCAACGGGGCGGCCAAAAATGGTGGGTGTAAAGTCATCTTTACTCCTAGCAGAACCAAGAGTCGTTCCTGAAATTCTAACCGATGGAAAAGTTTTGTTTGTAACAGTTCCCCCTATAAATTCTATGTGAGAGCTAGCATTAAACCTTTTTCTACATGCCCCTAGCTTTTTACTACATCCGTCTTTTTGCCAATAACTAGGATTATTTGCTGGAGATTTACCAGAATTTGTAGCGCCACCGTCTCCTGAAACTGCGACATATACAGTCTTTAAAGGGTATACCGTGTCATCGTTAGGATTAAAATCGACTGGAGGAACATTGATTGTAGGGCTTTTTACCCATACGATATCTCCTTTAGAATAACCAGAATTAGGTGTCCACTCTGCGTAATTAGAATGGAAAAAATCTACAGGAGTAGGACTGTTAAACTGTGGAACTACAGATACCCCATCTGCATCCTTAAAAGGGTATCCATCATCTTTTTCAACGGGAAAACCTGCATATCTACAACCCTCTCCCCGATATTGGAAACCACAAAATTTAGCAACTACATTTCTAGAATTAACGCTAAAGTTTTCTAAATCTAGAGGCGAGTTTAATTCAAACTCTACAAATATCTTAGACTCTTGGGTCTTTCTACCCATAATCCAAGTTTCATTAGTTAATTCAGCTTTAGAATCAGCGGCACCAAAAGGATTTCCTCCTTGGAAATTTGAATCATCTAAAAATTTTACTTGGACCCTTTTCCTTACAAATTTAGCATTAATTAAGTCTTTATAGTTTTGTAGGAAGTTAGTAATGATATTGTTTCTATTAGCTACTTTAATTTTTGGTCTAGCTAATTTACCATCACCGAGTATGTCAAACCCCTCTGTTTCTATAGCTAAAGGCAAGTAGTCTACACCTTGCCAAGTAATAGATTTATCAAAATTACTACCCCCATGAAACCCCAAGAAAAGATTTTGTAGGTTAACCCTATCAGGGAAAACCCTAAACAGTTCTAGCACAGCAGTTGGCTGCAAGTCCAACAAACTCTGAGCTACTTTATTTTTTCCTTCTGCCGCCATGTTTAGATTTACACTTTTTAATTATATAATATAATAAAGATGTGAAAATTACACAGTTAAAAGAACCTAACGACGAGTTATGGCAACATTTTTGGGATTTCTTTATATCATCTAAGCCTTATGACTTGGGAGGAATCCGTTCTCCTTATTTAAAAAGAAAAAAAATACAGGATTTGTATGATTATTATTTTGAAAATTGCATTGTTTATATAGCAAAAGAAAATGATAAATTAAAAACAGCCATTTTCCTGCATGAAGAAGAATCTTTTTTTGATGTAACTTTCATCTTTGGGGTCTCCAAAAATTTTACCAGTGCTTCACTGATCTCGACAGTGCATGATATTTTTGATTTAGCACTTAAAGAATATAAT